AAGAAATAGAGATGTTATTCTATGAGAAGTTTGAGCCACTGTCAGACTCTGCGACAACTAACTGGATGATTACCAACGCCCCGGACGTTTACTTGTACGGCTCTCTGTTAGAGGCTGAACCATTTATTATGAACGACGGCAGAACTGCTCTATGGCAGAATCAGTTTGATTTGGCTATAAATGCTATACAGGATGCTGACGAACGTGACAGGCACTCTGGTAGCGCCCTCAGGGTAACCACAGCAACAGGAACACCGTGACAGCCCCTATAACGTGGGCTGAAGCCAGTTCACCTATATATTGGTCTAACATAGGTATTGATTGGAATAGCCCCGCTAAAACAGATGCATCGGCATTTATAAATAATCTTGGATATACTCAACTAGGTATTCTTGATATTGATTCATCTGGTTTATTTGCTATTAATGTTGCAGATGGTAAAGAGTCTGCTCATACAATTGTAGAGTCTATTGCTTACGGATTAAATAACGGGGTTACATCTCTTGGCGGCTTTACTTTAAATGAACTAGCAGGATTTGGTATATCATTAGATGAAGTGTTTACTGGAATATTGTCAAACGCTGTAGCATCTGCAAACTATGGTATAACAAACAACTATATTAATAACACAAAGTTTCCAGAGTCTGCTTTAATTTCTATGTCTATGACTTTTTCTAATGGAAATTCATTCTTATGGAATGACATTCCTGACCCTAGCACAGCATGGACTGATGTTTCTGACCCAACATCTATTTGGACTGAAGAATCTGATCCAACATCTACATGGACTAAAATTGATTACCCAAACTAATAACTTAAAAGCCGATGGAGGCTTGCACATGAAACATGATAGCGATATGAACTTAGGACTTAAAAACATTTGGAACATAAAATGTTTCGACTCCGAAGGTAATTTAAAATGGGACGTAACCAAAAAGAACTTAGTCGTTACGGAAGGTCTTAACCATGTATTGTCTAGCACTTTTGATGGCGCTACACAAATTACCGCATGGTATGTAGGATTAAAGAATGCAGGTTCTGTTGCGGCAGGTGACACTATGGCATCTCACGCAGGTTGGACTGAGGATGTTAATTACAGTCAAGCCGTTAGACAAACGCTTACATTAGGTACATCGGCGGCAGGTAGTATTGACAATACTGCAAGCAAGGCTACTTATTCTATTAACGGTACGGCTACTATTGCGGGAGCCTTTATTACTAGCAACAATACTAAATCTGGAACAACGGGTACAATATACGGTGCTGTTGATTTTAGTTCTGCACGATCTGTTATTTCTGGTGACACCCTTGAAGTTACTGTAACATTAACGGCGGCTAGTGCATAATGGCTTTAGAAACTGCAAATTGGGTAACACAATTAGTACAGACTAATCCTGTAGACGGTGATCCTGTAGGTGAAGGTGATGATCATCTTCGCATGGTAAAGACTGTTCTTAAGAATAGTTTTCCATCCACTTCTACTACGGCTATTGTTCCTGATATGTCTGGTCAGTCTGGAAAGTATTTAACAACAGACGGCACTGATTCGTCATGGGGAACTGTATCTGCGGCAAGCCCGGGTTTTGCAGTCGCTATGGCTATTGCTTTATAGGAGCGTATAATGGCACAAGATTTTGAAAGAGCGGCAGCAGCGGCAGTAGGAACAGGAGAAACAACGCTTATTACAAGCAACTCTGATGACGCTGTTATAGGTATCAGAGTAACCAACATTCTTACATCTGCTGTAACTTGCGATTGTTACATTGATAAAACAGGCTCTGGTACTGATTACCATATCTGTAAAAACTTAACAATTCCACCAAGTTCTTCTGTAGAACTAATACAAGGTGGCGCAAAAATTGTAATGCAAAATACAGATGTTCTTCATATAAAATCCAATACAGCATCTGCATTAGATGTTTGGGTTTCGTATGTAGATAGCATTTCTACTTAGGAGGGGTTATGGCTGAAGTGGTAAACGGAACTCAATATGTAGGTCAAGAACCTGCAAAAGATGGATTTTTTATTCATCAAGAAACTATTGATGGAGATTATACCATTGAATCAGCGGTTCTTGCAGGGCCAGTAACAATGACAGGAACTGTAACTGTAACAGGTACATTGGTAATTGTATGAGCAAAGTAAACGTAAATTCCATCGACAAAGAGTCTGGCTCAACGCTTACGTTGGGTGGATCGGGAACAACCGTACAGCCACACGCATCAGCAACGGTGTCTGGATTTGGCGGCGGCAAAGTGTTGCAAGTTGTTCATGCGACTAAATCAGACACATCGTCAACAAATAGCGGTACAGCAGTAACTACAGGGCTAGAGGCTTCAATTACTCCTTCTGCTACGTCAAGCAAAGTGTTGGTAAATGTAGTTTTTGCTTATCAAAGTCAAGCAGATGTTAATACTGTGTTTCAACTTTACAGAGATAGCACAGCAATTCATTTGTCTGATGCCGCAGGGAATCGGCTGAGAACATCAGCAGGAACAAGGTATCAGGGTAATAATAATGATGATATGTATAACGGCGCTATTAATGCGCTAGATTCACCTTCATCTACTTCATCAATAACCTATAAGTTAATGTTTTTTAGAGGATATACAGGAAATAGTAATTCTGTTTATTTAAATTATTCCCCGAATGATGCCAATAATAACAGTGCAACTAAAAGGTCTATTTCTTCGATAACTCTTATGGAGATAGGCGCATGAACCATCAAGCAATTTATAACCTATATCCTAATGTTGTTTCTGTTGATGACGGCGAAGGAGCAAAAGACGCTAACGGTAATTCTGTTGTTGTCGATAAATCACTTGTTGATGCGGAGGCGTTAAGACTTAAAGAAGCCTACGAAGCAGAACAGATTCAAGCAGAATCAGACAAAGCATCTGCCGTTTCTAAACTTGAGGCACTAGGCTTGACTGATGCTGAAATCAAAGCACTGTCAGGAGGTTTGTAATGGCTAGTGAAATCAAAACAAACAAGATAAGCCCTGCTACAGGCACGGCTTTCACATTAGGTGATTCGGGGGATACGTTTACGATTCCATCAGGAGCCACTATAGCAAACAGTGGCACTGCAACTGGCTTTGGCGGTGATAATACTCCCGCTTTTTCTGCCTACCTTTCGTCAGATCAAACAGGTATTTCTGACGCTACGATGACAACAGTTATTTTTCAAACTGAATACTTCGACACCGATTCAGCCTACGATACTTCTAATGGTCGGTTTACTGTTCCATCTGGAGAGGGCGGCAAATATTGGGTGTCGTTTCGTATCTACATCTATGCGGCATCTGGGTCTGGCAACGCAATTGCAACTCAAGGAAAGTTATTAAAGAACGGATCAACAACTTCTGCTGTTGCTGAAGTTGGAGGACAAGGAGGCTTTCCTAATGGTATGCCCGTTCAATTCTCAGCAATCGTAACTTTGTCAGCGGGGGATTATCTTCAGGTGCAAGGTTATATGAACACAAGCGATAGTGCGGCTGTTGGGTTTGGCGGGGACGCTTATTACCGATCCTATTTCGGCGCTTACAAAATGATAGGGCTTTAAGATGATTACAAACATCGGATTAAAACAATTAGGTTTTACGGACGCTGATTATCTTTTGCAAGATGATGGCGACGGCGTTGTCTATATTGCTGAATGGAACAGTGACCAACCACAACCACCAGTAGCAAGAATAGAAGCCGCTGAAGCCGAATGGCAAGCCGAATACGATTCGCAAGCATACGCCAGAGCAAGAGCCGAAGCATATCCCTCAATTGGAGATCAGTTAGATATGCAGTACCACGATCAAACAGAAGGCTCACGTACTTGGCTAGATGCTATCGAAGCCGTTAAAGGGGCACATCCAAAATGAGTGAAGTAAAAACGGACAAACTTTCTCCCCGCACCGCTTCTGGAACCGTAACGCTTGGAACGTCAGGAGATACGTTTACAGTCCCATCAGGTGTGACCCTGACAAATTCAGGCACTGCTTCGGGTTTTGGAGATGAAGCGCAATATTTCTTTGCACGAATGACAGGATCAAACCAGAACGTCAATGACAACACTTCAACCAAAGTAAACATCAACAGTGAAGTTCTTGACAACAAATCAATTTTCGACACGACCAACAACAAGTTGGTAATCACAGCGGCAACAGCGGGAATTTGGTTAATTGGCGCTCAAGTTGCGGGAAACAATACGCAAAATTCTGCACTTCAAAAAGTTTTTGCAATGCTTTATAAAAATGGATCATCTCTTGGCGATGCTTACGATTCTCTCAGCGATCTTGATGCGGCAAATGGACTTGGTTTTACAACAAGATCAGTTAGCGCAATTGTTAGTTTGGCTTCCGCAGATTACGTTGAACTTTATGCTCTTGTTGCAAGAGGTACAGGTTCTGCTCAAAACGAAGTGTTGCAACGTGGCACAAACTTCTATGGACACAGGGTTAAAGCGGCATGATTACAGCAAGAGGATTGCAAAAACTAGGATTTGAACCACTTGTTGACTTTGTGCTTCAGGATAACGGCGACGGCGTTGTTTTTATTGCCGAATGGAAAAGCGGTCAACCACAACCATCAGTGAGCGCAATCGAAACTGCTCATGCAGAATGGCAAGCCGAACAAGACGCAACGCAATACCAACGTGATCGACAGTCTGAGTACCCATCTATTGACGAACTGATCGTTGCTCTCTGGGAAGGTGTTGTTGAAGAGCGTATGGCATCTATCACTGTTTTGGAAGGACTACGACAAGCAGTTAAAACAAAGTACCCAAAGGATTAGATTATGGCATTAGAATCAGGAACGTATGTAAAAGATTTAGTTAGCACTAACCCTCCGGGGACTGATGCTATATCACAAGGAGATGATCATCTTCGCCTAATTAAATCTGTACTACAAAACTCATTTCCATCAAATAGTAATGCTCCTATTATTCCTGATGTATCAGGTAATGGCGGTAAATACTTGCAGGTTAATAGTGGTGCTACCGCTACACAGTGGGGAACCATTCGTAATCGTGGGTATCTTGAAAGGTCTATTATACAATACGACACAGCATCACAGATTAAAATTGGATCAGGTGCTTATGAAGTAGACAATGGCTCTGCTCCAGAAACTTTTTATTGGGATAGTGAATTAACATTTGTATTGGGAAGTGGTGGTAGTAATGCTTCTAGTAGTGCTTTAGGCACATCACAATGGCAATACATTTACATGGATGAGTCTGCTATTAGCGCATCTCCTTTGGTAGCCTCTTCATTCTTAAATTCTACAACTGCGCCTACGTATAGTCAATCTAAACATGGTTGGTATAATGGTAGTGACCGTTGTATCTTTGCTGTTTACATTGACGGCTCTGGCGATATAATGAAATTTTATGCAAACGGAACAGATCATGTTTCGTGGGATAATGATCTAAGTGTTCTTTCCGCTTATCCAGTAACAAATAATGCGTTTACAAGTTTTACTGTAAACTATGTTCCTGCTTTTTCTAGTGAAGCGGAGATGACTTGGCAAATGCAATCAGACTCAGGAAGTAATCTTGCTTGTAGTTGGTTCTGGAGAACTGGTGGCTCTACAAGTAGTGGGCATAAATTAGGTATTACTGAGCATGGTAATAATTCATCGTATGATGAATCTCATATTACAAAAAGTATTAGAGGTTACGTTGCTCAAAGTATAACAGATACAACAAAGACCGCAGAATACAAGGCTGTTTGTGAAGTTCAGTTACAAGATTTAGATGTGTTTGTTGTTGGTTGGTATCTACCTAAAGGAATTTAAATGCCATTAGTACCCTTTGATAACGTAGGCTCTATAGGAATTATAAAGGATACACCTCCTTATAATCTCCCACAGGGCGCATGGTCTGACGGAAACAATGTAAGATTCCTTGATAACGGCGTAAAGAAGATCGCAGGTTACAAGGAAGTGATGGCTACTTGTCCGTTTGCTCCTTACTACATACACCCATATCTAACATCAGCAGGACTGTATTACTGGATAGCCTATGGCGCTACTGACATTGCAGTGTACACAGGCACTACATGGATTGATGTTACACGACAGACTACGCTACAGTTGGACGGTGCCGTACTAGCAGGAGCATCTAGTATTACAGTAGACGCAGGAGCGGCACTAACCGCTTTGTCTGCTACAGGTACGTTAAGGCTAGGCATAGATACTGGAACCTCTAACAAGTACGAAGAGTTAACTTACAGTGCTAGAGATACAACGACAGGAGTTATCACTCTTACAGGCACAACAGCAAACGCTCATCCTGACAATACTACTGTTTATGTGTCAGGCTCTACGGTCACAGTAGATAATGATTACGGTGCAAACACTTCTAGCCGTAGATGGACTGCTACTAACCTTAATGGTCTTGTAGTTGCTACTAATGGTTTTGATACACCACAAATGTGGCCTTTGTCTGCGGGTATACCTAGCACCTCTACGCCATTTAGAGAACTACAAAACTGGCCTACTGGAGCGTCATGCAAATCTATTAGATCGTTTAGGACATTCCTTGTTGGTTTAAATTGGAGTAGGTCTAACCAAGAGCCACGATTAGTTAAGTGGTCTACTGAGGCTTCGTATGGTACTGCTCCATCTACATGGAATGAGACTGACGCTACACTAGATGCAGGTGAGTACGAATTATCTGATACGCCCGGAGATATTGTAGACGGACTACCACTAGGTGACTCATTCTTAATATACAAAGAAGATTCTATTTATATTATGAACTATGTAGGAACTCCCTACATATTTTCATTCAAACTTCTTAGCCCTACTGTTGGTGCGTTATCTAAAGAATCTATTAAAGAATTTGATGGCGGCCATTTCTTTATTGGTAACAGTGATTGCTACATATGTAATGGTCAAACTGTAACACCTCTATTGCCTAACAAAGTGCGTAGAGCAATGTTTGAGGATTTGTCTGGCGACAATTATCAAAAATGTTTTGTTGCCGCAGACTATGTTCGTAATGAAATGCTTGCTTGCTTTCCTAGTTCTGGTAGTGATGTAGTTGATAAGGCTCTTATATGGAACTGGAAAGATAATACATTTTCATTTAGGGACTTACCAGATACTTCTTTTATTAACAATGGTATTATAGATATTACTGTTGGCGCCACATGGGATGCCAGTTCAGAGTATTGGGATACTGGCACAGGAGCATGGGGCGAACGAAACTACGATAACGTCAAAAAGAACCTAGTATTTTGTGATGTGTCTAATACTAAAATATTTCGTGATAGTTTTGGTAACACCAAAGACGGCACTAACATGGTATCTTTTATAGAAAGAACAGGAATTGATTTGGATGATCCACAGTCTGTTAAGTTTGTGTCTGCTGTATATCCGCAGATTGAGGTCAGTGGAGACAATACTGTTAATGTCTACGTTGGTAGGCAAATAAGCACAGAACAAGGTATAACATGGGAAGGACCAATACTATTTAACCCTAACACTCAGTCAAAAGTATCATGCCGTATAAGCGGGAAATACTTTGGTATTAAAGTAGAATCTACTACGGACATGGATTGGAAACTTCATGGTGTAGCGTTTGAGGTTCAGCAACGTGGAGTAAGGGGTCTAAGAAGTTATGGCTAATGCTCCAGTTAAAAACATTAAGTCAGTAAATAGATGGACCCCTAACCCTGCTCCAGTAAACAATGAGAACTTATCTGATTACTTGTTTAGCGAACTAAACAGATTATCAGATATTATTTTTAACCTTGATGTAATGCGATTAGAGCAAACTAACAGAAACCCTGAAGATACTACAATTAATTCTAACAGGGGAAAACCTAGAGATGGTGATATAAGATATGCGGATGGTACGAATTGGAATCCCGGTGGCGGTATTGGCATTTATGCTTACATTGGGGGCAGTTGGACTAAACTCTAATCTGTATGCAGACTACAAGTCTACATTCCTAATAGAGCGAAATAAATACAGTACATTAAACTGGCTATCAGATGAGACAAGCAATCACTGGCGTGACGTAGTTATAGAAAAGTTAAACGCTAACGGTGATACACACGCTGATGTAATGGCTAGAAGTTATGACTCTTCGTTTAAAGAGGTAAGCAGTGTTAATAGAGTTGCTTGGCGTGATCGTCTTAATAGGTTGCGTAATAAAAATCTGGCTCCTGTAATGTGGCTTATATCTGATGACAGTCCACAGGCATACAAGCATGGACTACAGAATCAGATAGACTATCAGAACCAAGTAGTAGATGCAGTAGATGATCTTGTTAGCCACTACGTTGTATGCCTTGAGTGCGATGAGTATTACTCAGCACAAGAAGTAAACGTACTAATACAGAACCTTAGAAACAAAGGTGTTAACAAACCTATTGGTGTACACCTAACCCCCGGAGTCAAGCCTGAATACTATGCTCAAGCAGACGTTATTTATTTGCAAACTGGTTTTAACCTGAGTGAGTCACAATTCAGAAAAAGTATCGAAGAAGCACTTAGGCTTGGTAAGCCAGTTGTCGTATCTGAGTACAACCTCAATGGAACAAGCGCACTGGCAAAAAGGTATGGAGACATTGCTTGCTCGTACAAGGGAGTTGTGGGAACTGGAAACGGCAGAGGATCAGCAACCTGCGAAACAATGCAGTGGGACAGAGGACAAACAACCA